AGAGATAATCTTCGTCAAACTATAAACAGAGGTAATGAAGCGCTGTTTACTGCAACCGAGTCTAAGTTAAATACAGACCTAGATGTAGCAGAAAAAAACTTTAAAGAGGCTTACGAAGAAGGTGATGCTGATAAAATATCAGAAGCCCAGCGTAAACTAACAGAAGCATCTGTGGATAAAAAGAATTGGGAGCAGTATAAACCACCCCCAGAAGCAGAGGTTAAAGAGGAAGAACCATTACCAAATGGTCAAGAACAGCCTCAGGTAGTTGTTGACCAACGAGCAAAAGCGTGGTTAACTAAAAATCAGTGGTTCGGCAACGGACCTGATAAAAACGCTGAGATGACAGGATTTGCATATGGTGTTCACGAAGACTTGGTTAGGTCAGGAGTTGACCCGAATACTAGGGCAGATGAATATTATGCTGAAGTCGATAAGCGCATACAGGAAAGGTTTCCTGAACATTTCGGAGAAGAAGCTAGTCGTGAGGAAACTTCCGCTCCGCAACCCGTGGTTGCTTCTGCTCGTAGAAGCAGTGGTAAGACACGCAAAGTACAACTCACAAAAACTCAGGTTGATCTCGCCAGGCGACTTGGGATCACTAAAGAGCAATATGCAGCTCAGATAGCGAAGGAGACGGCGCATGGTTAATGACACTGATAAAGTTGAAACCCAAGGACGAGAGTCCAGAGAACATGAAACGAGAGAAGTAGAGACTCGCACAGAATCATGGTCACCACCAACTGTACTACCAGATCCAGATCCGCAAGATGGCTGGGTGTTTAGGTGGGTTAGAACCTCAACAGTGGGACAAGCTGACAATACCAATGTCTCCAAGAAACTCAGAAGCGGCTGGGAACCTGTGAAAGCAGAAGACCATCCAGAGATGATGATTAAGTCTGATCTGGATTCACGTTTCGGAGGAGAAGGAAACATTGAGGTTGGCGGGTTGTTGCTCTGTAAAATGCCAGAAGAAAAACTGAAGGCCAGAGGTGATTACATTAAAGGCGTAGCTGACAGACAGATTGATTCGATTGACAATAACTTTATGCGGGAAAACGATCCTCGTATGCCTGTCCTTGAATCGGAAAGGAAGACGAGGGTGGACTTTGGAAAAGGCGGCGGTTAGTCGCTTTTAATGTTTAACTTTTAAGGAGAGAATCAAATGGCTGGTTCAACTGACGCTCCTTATGGGATGATACAAGTAGGCATCCTTGGTCAGGGTTACAATACTGGTGGTCAAACCATGTATCCACTTGGATCAAACAACACTAATGCTATATATGCTGGGCAACCAGTAGCTATGGCGGCTGGTGTTCTTGTTCCAATTACTGCAACCCCAACCACGACATATGGTGCTTCTACAACACCCATAGGGGTCGCTTGTGGTTTTCGTTATGTAGACGGAAGCACAGGACAACTAACTTTTGCTAACAATCTTCCTGCAAGTGCGATGACAGCAGCGGGTCACACAGACGTACAGATTTATGTCTGGGACAACCCAAGAGCTATCTTCAAGGTTCAGGCAGATGCAGCAATGGCAAACACAGATCAAAACCTAAACTCTGCTTTGACAAATGTTACAGCGAATAATTCGCTTAACGGTCAAAGTAAGTTGACGGTTGATGCTGATGCCGCCACAACAAACTCACTCGCTGTTCGTATATATGGCTTATGGGAAGGTCCAGGTGTAGATTGGACTGACTCATTTCCAGATGTTCTTGTTACTTGGAACGCTGGAGTCCATGCATATGATCTTGCGACAGTAGCATAGGAGACTTGGGAAATGGCTATATCACGAGCGCAGATGCTGAAGGAGTTACTCCCAGGTCTTAATGCCTTGTTTGGTTTGACTTATGACACTTATGAAAATGAGGATCAGGAGATATATGAAACAGAATCTTCTGACCGATCTTTCGAGGAAGAGGTCAAGCTGTCAGGTTTTGGGCAAGCCCCCGTAAAGAGCGAGGGTTCAGCGATAACTTACGATACCGCAAGCGAAAGTTTTTCGGTTCGTTATAACATGGAAACCGTTGCAATGGGTTTCTCTATTACAGAGGAAGCAATGGAAGACAACTTGTATGACTCGCTTTCAGCTCGTTATACAAAAGCATTGGCAAGGGCGATGGCTTATACCAAACAGGTAAAAGCTGCTGTGCCTCTTAACAATGGATTGCCTTCTGTCGCTACGTTTAACTCTGGCGATGGAGTTGCCTTGTTCTCTACAGCTCACCCAACAGTACAGGGTGGCACTAACCAGAACACACCAACAACACAAACCGATTTGAATGAGACCAGTCTTGAAGCGGCTGTAATCACAATGGGCGGTTGGGTTGATGAGCGTGGGCTGTTAATAGCTGCGAGACCACGCAAACTCATTGTTCCTTCAAACAATATGTTTGTAGCAACAAGGATTCTGGAATCCGAAGGAAGACCAGGAACTGCGGATAACGACATCAATGCTATCCGAAATAATGGTACAATCCCAGAGGGTTACAGAGTGAATCACTTCCTAACGGACAGTGATTCATGGTACATCATTACCGATGTTCCTAATGGCATGAAACATTTTGATCGTGTTCCTTTGCAAACTAGCATGGACGGTGACTTCGACACTGGAAATGTTCGTTACAAAGCACGAGCAAGATATGCCTTCGGAGTTTCTGATCCTCTCGGAATCTTCGGATGTGAAGGTGGTTAACTAGTATGGAGAGGGGGGCAACCCCCTCTTCTGTTTTTCTGGGGAAAATTAGCTCTAAAGACTGACCCAGCAGACGCTTACAAGACTTTAGAGTAAAACCTTTGTAAGGAGGTACTTATGGGTACAACCCGTTTTTCAGGTCCCGTTATGTATAGCGGGAATGGTAGTGAGAACGAATGGTTCGAGAATCTGCCAATAGGAGTTAATCCCGATTATGTTTGTTACTACGATGATTTTACAGGCATTGATATTGATGATACCGATGACTGGACAAAATCTGTTCTGAACAGTGGGACTGTAACTTTACTTGGCGACCACGTAGGTGGCTGGGCAAAGATAGCAGGAAGCGGTTCACATGATAATTCAGGTGGCAGTCTTCAGGGTAATGAGATCTGGATGGCGCAAGCTAACAAGAACATATACTTTGAAGCTAGTGTTGCTATGTCAAAACCTGCTGACTCTGATTTGTTTGTGGGTCTTGCAGAGAATGGAACGCTTGCTACAGGAGTTCCTTTTACAGCTAACAACCAAATCGGTTTTATAGTTGTTGAGGGTTCAGGGTCAATTTTTGGAAACGTAGATTCTGGTGGAAGCGATACCGCTCTTGATACAGGAGTGGATATGGCAGCGGCCGCTGAGTCAGGTTCTTTAATAACAAATTCCAGAAGACTTGGTTTTATTGCAAGAGGCACTGGTTCGGTAGAGTGGTTTGTTGACAGAAAGTCTGTTGGCACAACAACTACCAACATACCAACTGTAGCTCTGACTCAATTCCTTGCAGGTATATCTGGATCTACGGCAGCCGATGTTCATTATTGTGATTATATCTGGGTTGTTCAGCAACGAACAACTGATGGTATGGTTCAGTATGACGCTCAACCATAAGAGGTAGGTCATGGCTGAAAAAAAGAAATCTGCAAAACGTAAGAGCGGGGGCAGTAAGACTGCCCCTGCTTCCACCAAAACCTCTACCAAGAAGAGAGAAAAGAAACTTCCTATTGAGGGAAGTGCTATTCATAAATCTATGGTTCTTCGAGGAGAGATAAAAGGATAGGAAGACGACATGGCTATACTAAAAACCTTTAACTACACCTACAGTGGATCTGCTGAAAGTTTGAGCAATCCAGCAGATGACGTAGATACTGTTGCAGATGCCCAGTCTATTGCCTCTCCGTTTTATTTTACTTTAAACGGTGGCGCTTCAACTGCTGGAGACCGTGACGGTATATGCGCCAGTCAGAGTCATACTGGGGCTTTAGCAATGATTATTAATGGGGCTGCTTCTTCTCAGAATCCTGTTACTCGTATGAACTATGTAAAGTATTCAGTTCCCCGCACTATAGCTTTTTATTCTGGAAGCAATAACTCTACCAGAACTTTGACCGTAAAAGGTCTGGGCGTAAATGGTGTTGAACAAACTGAAGAGATTACAGGTCCCAATAATAGTTATACGGTATCTACATACCAATGGACGCAGATCTCAACTGTCTACTCTGATGGAACGATTTCTAATCTGGAACTAGGCGATGGGTATGGTTATCAAGATCTTGGCAGTTTGTTAAGGTTGCCAAGCGTTACATCTGACGGAAACGATAGCGGTAGAACTGTTAGTATTATTGGCACTGATTATCTGGGCAATGCTTTAACTGAAACCCTTACAGGTCCTAACTCTGGTACAGTTCTCGCAACCAACTATTTTAAAACTATTTCTGCTGTGAAACTTAGCGGAGCAGGAACTGGAAGTCTAAGTGTTGGTTGGCAGGCAGGGATTAGAGTTATGATTAATCCTCAGCTTAGTATGCTTAACAACTGGTATACTGTAGAAGGTGACAACTCTGCTAACGCTCATATCTCCGTAATTGACGGATCAACATCTTCTGCTACAGGCTCTACTCTTTTAGAGTTTGATCCTGGTGGAACAGCAGATGAAGTCAACTATCCTAATATAGGAGGAGACGGTATTAGATTTGCGACAACCATGTCTTTCGATATGCCTAATGATGCAGATCTTTTAAAGTCCATTACCCTTATGTATTCGGGGTAAGGATGGATATTGTTGGAAGTATAAGTCACGGTTTAATACGAGGAAGATGGGATCGGTTAATGAGACGAAAATATAACACAGGTGGTGCGGTAGAAAATAAATCCAAAGTTAAAAAAGTTATGGGTGAATTTAACCGTGGTGTGTTAAAAAGTAGTTCTGGTGATAAAGTTACTGATTCTAAACAAGCAATGGCAATAGCTTTAAGCGAAGCAAGGAGGACTTAATATGCCACAAGGAAAAGGAACTTACGGTTCAAAAAGAGGAAGACCACCCATGAAAATGAAAGCTGGTGGTGGTGTTAAGAAAAAGAAAAAGCAGGGTTATAATGCCCGTAAAGACGAGCAACTTGGCATGACTCGTGGTAAGGAGTCAGGAAAGAAAATGTCAATGGCGGGAAGACGAAAGGTAGCTAAGGCTACTCGCAAGCCTAAGGGTTCTTATGGGTTTAAAAAGAAAACTTCTAAGAGGAGAGCATAGCATGACAACGATGCACCCAAGGACAGCAAAGCTCAACAAAATTAATCAGGAGGCATCTTATGGTGCAGAGCCTGTTATTGTTGACAATGACGGCGGGGATATTGGAGAAGCCAAACCTCGCAGAGTAGCGGCTTACGGTCTCAATAAAGGCGGGAATGTTATACGCCAGACAAAGGGACTTGATACATATGGACCTATGGCATGAGGAAGCCAGGCGGAAGATGTCCAGTGGATGGTGTAGCTGTGGCAGGCCACACCAAAGCTCCCAGTAAAAAAAGTATGGACCCCAAGAAAATGATGAGGGCAGACGCTGGTGGCACAATTATGAACTACAAACACGGCGGTTATGTGGGAGGAATGTCGGGAAGCGGAAGAGGTACAATGGCTGGTGAGCTTGGTCGTAAAGGCGATATGTCTGTGCGTGAAGCTGGCGAGACTATGTACGAGCTTTCTAAGAGAAGGCGAGGAATGGACGCTGGAGGCGGTGTAGGAGCCGCTGGTGGCTCACCACCCTCACCACCTGAAAAGCGCACCCCTAGTTCTTATAACCGTCCGTACAATCAAAAGAATAAGTAGATGGCAGTAGAAACCACAGCAACCTTTAATCTTGATATTAATGATATAACTCAAGAAGCATTTGAAAGGGCTGGTGTGGATCTACGCACAGGCTACGAATTAAGAACTGCCAGAAGAAGTCTTAATCTTTTAGCCCTTGAGTGGCAGAATAAAGGGCTGAACCTTTGGACGATAGAAGAAAAAAATGTTTCCTTTACAGAGGGAACTGTCAGCTACACTCTCGAAGCAGACACTATAGATATTATTGATGCTGTTATCCGCACTGACCCAGGTGATACAGCCAAACAAATAGATGCGGCTATGTCCCGTATCTCCCCTGTTACTTACGCTACGATCCCAAACAAACTGGATAAAGGCAGACCTAATCAATACTGGGTTGACCGTCAGAGAGAAGCTCCAGTAGTTTATGTATATCCTACTGCTAGCTCGGATTATACGACAGCACAGTTTGTTTATTGGAAAGAGCGCAGGTTAAAAGATACAGGGGATAAAGGCTCTAATAACTACGATGTGCCTGCAAGGTTTTTACCAGCACTGGTTGCTGGACTTGCTTACAAGATAGCCCTTAAAACACCTGAGGCAGCGGGTCGTGTTGCAGGTTTAAAACAAGACTATGACGAGCAGTATGATATAGCAGCAGGAGAAGACAGGGTTAAGGCTCCACTGAGAATGGTTCCATTTACGGAGTATTATGGACGATGAGTAATTATGCTAGAGGTAAATATGCTTATGGGTACTGTGATTTAACAGGGTTTCGTTATCCTCTTAATGATTTACTTTACACCACCCATGAGGGTGTGCGTACAGGAATGAGAGTAGGAAGAGATGTGTATGATCCCGATCAGCCACAGAACTGGTTGGGTGCAATACCTGTATCAGACCCGCAAGCGTTGTGGGACCCACGACCACAAGGGGGTACAGCAGGCAGAGGTTTGTTTGCTTGGGACCCTGTAGGCGATGGGAATACATATCCAATACTGGGACCTGAGGCTATGCAGACAATGCGTATTGCATCTTCTATTGGAACACCAACAATTACAACGAGCTAACAAATGGCACTTACATATACAACATTAGTTCAGGCAATAAAGGATTACACCGATAATACTGAGACTACATTTGTTTCCCAGATAGATCAGTTTATTGCTAATGCTGAAGACAGAATACTATACGAGGTACAGCTTCCAGATTTTAGAACAAACGCTACAGGTAATATAACTAAAGATATAGAGTTTCTTCAAATGCCTACCGACTGGATTGCACCCTTTTCTATTTCTATAGTGTTAAGCAACCAGTATTATTTTCTTTTACAAAAAGATGTAAACTTTCTTCAAGAGGCTTATCCAATAACAACAGAAAAAGGCAGACCTCTTTACTATGCAATTTATGATACAGATAATTTTCTTTTAAGACCCGTTCCTGATATAGCGTATACAGCAGAGATACATTATTTTTACAGACCCACTGGGCTTTCTGGATCTACAGCGACTACATGGATTAGTACATACGCTGCTGACGCTTTGCTTTATGCGTGTTTAATTGAGGCGTATGTGTTTATGAAAGGCGATCAAGAGTTAATGTTGTATTA